TGGTTGTATTGGAGGCAGAATTATGACAATTACCGCAGCAAAATATGGGCGACCTTTGATGGACGAAACAAAATCACATAATGTAATTGTAACTATGGATGGTGTTGTTAAGTATGTTCCTATAGATATTGAGAATAGAGATTACAGAAAACTACAAGCATGGGTAGCACAAGGTAACACAATAGCGGATGCCGACTAATGGAAAACACCGAAAAACTACATGAACTAACCGCTCGGCTTGAAGCTCATGTTGCACGTTGCGAAGAGCGAGATAAGACGATATTTAACCGATTGGATAATATAGAACGCAATATACGACAGCATACCCTTGCGCTATTAGGCGGTATGGGTGGATTGATAATCGCATTATTGTTGAGGTTAGTATGACTCCTAAAAAACTCGATCCTGAAAGTATCTACAATAAGTATGATATTAACCATGATGGGACAGTTAGTGATGAGGAAATGGCTCGTAACAAAGAGTTACTGGAGCTAGAGTTACAGGAACAAAAGTCTGAAACACAAAAACAGATGGCGTGGGTAGCTATGTTATCTATGATTGTAGGAACTATATTTTTATACACTCCTATTATTAAAGAAACAAGAGTAGAAGTGTTAGGGGATATTTTAGGGTTATTTTATATTGCCCAAGCGGGTGTAGTCGGGGCTTATATGGGTGTAACGGCTTGGATGAGTCGAAAATAAACGGAGGTTATTATGTTAGGATTTCTTGGGCCAATAGCCAATCTAGCTAATACTTTTGTAGAAGGAAGAGTAGAAAAGACTAAAGCGGTAGCTAAAGCTAAAGTAGCTAGAGCAGAGGCTGAAGCAGAGGTTATGAAGGTAGCTGCTACGCATGAGGCTGGCTGGGAAAAAATAATGGCTGAAGCCAGCCAAGATAGTTGGAAAGACGAAGCATGGACAATTTTGTTTATAGCTATTATTGCAGCTTCATTTATTCCGTGGTGTAGACCTTATATTGCTGAAGGATTTGCGGCATTAGAAATTGCACCAGATTGGTTTACTTATGCAATGTATGCTTCGATTGCTGCTAGTTTTGGTATACGTGGTATTAAAGGAATGAAAAAGTAATGCAGGAAAACTTCTTAAAAAGCCTAGAAACTGTACTAAAACATGAAGGCGGGTATGTAGATCACCCCGAAGATCCGGGTGGGCGTACTAATATGGGGATTACGCAAGCAGTATATGAAAAGTATCTGGGACGCACTGTTACCGAAGATGAAATGAAAAACATAAAAATAGGGGATGTGCGTATTATTTATCGGGAAAATTACTGGGATCGGGTAAAGGGTGACGATTTGCCTTCAGGCATAGATTTTTGTGTATTTGACTGGGCAGTTAATTCTGGTGTTTCTCGTGCTAGTAAAGCTCTACAACGTATTGTGGGGGTAAAAGATGACGGAGTAATAGGCCCGATTACAGTAAAAGAAACATTTAAATGTGACTCTGATAAGGTTATATTAAGCTATACAGAGGTAAGGGAAAATTTCTATAAAAAGCTGTCTACGTTTGATACATTTGGAAAAGGATGGCTTAGTCGAAATAGTAAAACTCGCGATCTTTCTTTAGAGATGTCAGGTGTTGTGTAATGGCTTTACGAAAACTACGCTTTAAACCGGGAATAAATAGAGATATTACGCAATATTCTCAAGAAGGGGGTTGGTATGCTTCAAATAAAGTTCGGTTTTTCAAAGGGTTTCCTAGAAAAATAGGGGGTTGGACAAAACGCACCATTACAGAATTTAAAGGTGTGTGTCGTAGTATGTTTGCAATTGGTGGACTAGATGGCGTTAGATATATGGCGTTAGGGACAAATGAAAAAATATTACTAAATCAACAAGGAAACACTCACGATATTACCCCAGAAAGAGGATCGTCCCTTGAAACCGTTGGTGCAACAGTAGCTCTTGCAAGCCCTTATATTACTACAGGAGATGCAGGTTCAGGAGAGATTACAGTTAAAACAAGCACCGCTCATAATGCGAGTGTAGGGGATTATGTAACATTAGCAAGTGTAAGTGGCCCTGTAGATGGTATTACAGCCGCACAGATAAATATTGAACATAAAATTACAGCATTAACAAACACTGACGATCCTCCTGTAATTTCTACCACGCATTTTAAAGTAGTAACAGCAGGTTCTGCTACTTCAGGTGGTACAGACGGAGGCGGTGGTGGCACAGCTAAATTCCAAATACCTATAGGCAATGAAACAGGGGCAGAAGGACTTGGTTGGGGTGCGGGTACATGGGATTCCGCAGGAGCTACTGTTGAAGAAGATGGAACAACCAGAGATGGTGGGTGGAATGACCCTAGATCAGGATCAGGTATTTTTCAACCTATGCGGTTAATTTACTTTACCCGATACCAAGATGATTTATTATTTAATATACGTTATGCAAGTATATACCGTTGGAAATGGGAAAGCACTCCTACCACACGAGCCGCTTTGTTAAGTGTTTCTCCCTCTTCTGGCACAGAAGTTCCTAAAGAAGTTACCCAAGTTTTAATCGCACAAGATAATACAAGTAATATTATTCTTGCTTTAGGGTGTACACCGTATCCTGAATCAACTTCTCCCTTGGTTAGAGATCCTCTGTTAATACGCTGGTCAGACGTATCTAATCCATTTAACTTTACGCCTAGTGATACAACAACTGCGGGGTCATTATCAGTACAAAATGGCTCTCATATATTACGTGGTGTACCAACTACCAGAGAAACACTTATTTTTACAGAATCTACCCTTAATTCATTGAAATTTACTGGTACGTTTGATGTATTTAGATTAGATGAAATAAGTAGTTTTACGTCTTTAGTTGGCCCTAATGCAGTAGCTACTGTAGATGGCGTAACTTATTGGATGGGGTTAAATAAATTCTATCGTTATGATGGGCGTATTAGTACGTTGGATTGCACTGTTCAAGATGAGATATTTGAAAATTATAATTTAGATCAATCAGACCAAATATTTGCGGGACTCAATTCTCAATTTCACGAAGTCTGGTGGTTTTATCCTGCGGGAGGTTCAACAACTATTACTAACTATGTAACTTATAATTACTTAGAAAATGTATGGTTTTATGGTGATTGTGATGGCACTACAGAAGGAGATGGTTCTTTTTCACGAACTGCATGGCATGATGCGGGAATATATAATAAACCTCATGCAGCGTCTTTTGGTGCTACTGCAAAAGTAGGTAATAACTTATATAAACACGAATCAGGGAACAATGCAGCTACAAACAATAGTCCTCATGCAGCGTTAAATGCTTTTATTACTTCAGGGGATATGGTCATAGACCAAGGGGATCGATTTATCTTAATGAGTCGAATTATCCCTGATGTAGATTTTAGAAGTTCTAATGCAGCTTCAGATACAATTGGTAGTACGGGAGGGGAGGTAAAAACACCTTCTGTTACTGTAAGTGTAGTAGGTAAAAAATTTCCCGGTGCGGCTTCTTATACAGTGAATGAGTCTGGAGAAACCGTTAGTGACCCAGTATCTGCAATAAATTCAACAACTATTGACCAATTTACACAGCAAGCGCATATGCGGCTAAGAGGACGTTCTTTAAATTTTAAAATAGAATCTACTGAACAAAACACAGCTTGGGAGCTTGGTACACCCAGAATTGATATAAGACCTGATGGGAGGAGAGGATAATGGCGTTTGAACAGTTCCGATCCCCATCATTACCTCTATCTCCTCCAGAGTATGATCAGGGGTATTTTAATTCGTTAATTAATAGCATAACTTCGTTTTTTACTATTATAGACTCTAAAGCCGCTATAAGTACCGATAAAGTAATTGCTAATACTTTGCAGTTGCCTATTGGAGCGGTTACTTTAGCAAATGGTGCAAATAACAATGTCGCAAGTCCGGGGAGAAGTTTTATAAGAATTACAGGGCCAACAGGGGTTTTTAACATTACGGGCTTCACCGCACCCATAAAATCACCAGTTACTAATCCTGACGGGACAATTTTGATTGTCTACAACTCAACATCACAAAACATGACAATAACCAATGATAGCAGTAGTTCTACTGCGGCTAACAGAATACTAACTAATACAGGCTCAGATGTCGCAACAACAGGCACTGGAGTCATAATTTGTATATACTCTGTTACAGATAGCCGTTGGATAATGATATCATCTCTGACATAGGTGAATAAATATGGCAACTCTTACTGCAAATAGAAGAAAAGAACTAGAAAAACTCCGCATAAAAATGTTGCGGGAACAAATACAAAGAATTGCTAAAAAGCAAGGTAGATCTCTTTCTGAGTCTGAAATTAATAAGCAAGTAGCTAATTTTGAAGCATTTCGCAACAAAGTAAAACAGTTGGAAAGTAGTGGGGATTATAAAGCCAAAAATAAATCTATTGGGAGTAAAAGACCAACATCAGCGAGTGGTGGGTATCAATTTGTAAAAGGTTCTATTGACCCTGCGTACAATCGACTAAAAAGATTAGTGGGGGATGTTCCTGAGTTTAAAGAATTATTACAACACAAAGACGCTAGAAAAGCAGATCCTGTTTTACAGGATCTGATGTTTACTGCTGATATACTTCAAAAAAATGTTCAAGATGCAACGGGTAAGAAGAAAGTAGGTGAAGGAGATAGACTTTTAACAGGTATTTTTGGTGGAAATCAGCAAGCTGGTAGAGATTTATATCTTCGAGGGCATCATACAGATTTTACAAACCCTAATATAATAGCTTATGCAAATGAAGGATTTGGTACTCAAGCAACACAAAATTTGCCTTTTCAATATTCACCTGCGGAGATGAAAGCAATAGAGCAAGCAGACCCAAGGCAAGTTGCAGCAGTTAAACAATCTATTGATGCAAATAAAGCAAAACAATTAAACCCAGTTGTAAACACGGCTCCAAGGTTTGCAACAATGGGGGTTG